AATGAGTTATATACCAGAACAACCAAATATATATCAAGGTAAACAAGCAATAATAAATTCAGATAGAATTTTATTTAATGCTAAAGAAGATTCTATTCTTTTATTTTCAAATAAAGCAATAGGATTTAGTACTAATGGGAGTTTTCATTTTGATACTGGGGGCAATGAGGAAAATAAATTTGTAGTAAATGCCCCTAATATTTATTTAGGGTTACAAGATAATGGGAATTACCCTATAGATTCTGCTTTATTAGGTGACAAAACTGAAGAATGGTTAATTGATCTATTAGATATGGTAGAAGGGATGTTAGATGATATATGTTTAAAGATATCATATATAGCACCCTTAACAGGTCCTACTGCCCCAAATCCAGCAAATGAAGGGATGGTAGCTTTAAGAAGATATCAGATTGAAATGTTAAAAAACGATATAAAAAATATTAAAAGTAAACGAATAAAAATAGTATAATAATGGTAGAAGCTATAAGAAACTTAATAAACCAAAGTGATAAAATACTTTTTGATGTTAAAAATAAACTTAAAGAGGAAAAAGATAAAACTCTTCTTAAAGTAAAAGAACAAATACCTACACCAGAAGAGATAACATCAAGAATTAAATCAGAAGTATGTAGTATTGAAGCTTCAAATAATGTAGATAAAAATTATAATAATATTAAAGGTAAATTAAATTTTCTTAAAGATAAATTAGAACAAGGAATAAAAAAATTAGAAACTCTAAATAAAAAAACCGAAAAAATCAAAGAATGGATGGATAAGATAAAAAAAATCTTAGAGGATATTCTAACACCTATTATTACTATCCTTAATAAAATAGTACAAGTTTTACCTATATCTTTAAATGTTTTATCAGGATTATTAGCTAATGGTTTTGCTATTAAAAAATTTAGTGACTTAATTGATTTAGCTAAATCTAAAATAGTAATTATAAAAGCTACAATTAAAACTTTTCAATCATCAGTAATCAAATTTTTAGCTAAATTAACTTCTGTATTTACTATAATAGCCGCGGCTATAGCTGCATTACAAATAGTTATAAATACACTTGGGGCTCTTATGGCAATATTAGAACAATTATATTTATTTTACCTAGCCCAATGTAACTTACCTTCAAATCCAGTTAACCCTGATGGGAGTCTTAATAATGAGGTATTAGATTTAGTTATAGATGGATTAACACAAAATGGTAATAATGAAATCATAGAAAAAATATATAACGCTAATTTTGAAACAATAGGATATAGACGTTATAAAACTTAATTTAATTATATTTATTAACAAACACAATTTAATATGAAGGCAAGCGCTTTTGAAAAACTATTTAGAAAAGTTGTAAGAGAAGAAATTGATTACGCTCTTCGACGTGAAATTAAAACACTTAAAGAAGATTTACGTGACGAATTAAAACCTACAATTATAGAACACACTCAACGTTTAAATAAAGTACCCAAAAATGTACAAACTTCTTTAAAAGAAAAAATTATGGGTAAACCTATTTCTCAACAATTTACTTCTAATGGGGCATTAAATGATTTATTAAATGAAACAGCACAAGGCAATACTAATACGGAATCAGCATTATCACCTGTAAATTTATCCCAACCATTTGATTCGGCATCACCCATGCCTGTAGAAACAATGCCTACTGAAGTAGCAAATGTTGTAAATAAAGATTATAGAGAATTAATGCGTGCAATGGATAAAAGAAAAAACAGTAGACCATAATGGCATATATTAACGGAAATAGAAGAATAAGCCCCTTAGATATTAACAAAAATGTTACTATTGGGGTTGCTTTTCCTCTTGACAACGTTAATATATTCAAAGGTACCCAAACAATTAAAGAACAAGTTAAAAGTAATTTAATTAATTTATTATTAACTGAACAAGGTGAACGTATAAATGAACCCAATTTTGGAGTTGGGTTAAAAAAATTATTATTTGAACAAAATATTAATAAAGAAGGTCTGGAAGAAAAAATAAACTTCCAAATTGGTTTTTATATACCTGAAATTACACTAATATCAGTTTCAGTAGGTTCTATAAATGATGAGAATAAAGTACACTTAACAATCTCATATAGATTTAATTTGGATGGGACAACAGATGCATTAACTACAACCTTTCAATAATGGCATATAATAAAGTATCAAATAAAACACAAGATAAAGATGTAAAATATCTTAATAAGGATTTTAATTCTTATAAAAATCAATTAATGGAATTTGCGGAAGTTTACTTCCCTAATAATTTTAATGATTTTAGTGAAGGAAATCCAGGAATGATGTTTCTTGAAATGGCGGCGTATGTTGGTGATGTTTTATCATTTTACACAGACACACAATTACGTGAATCATTTTTAACTCTAGCTCAGGAAAAAGAAAATTTATATAATTTAGCATACGCTATGGGTTATAAACCTAAAGCAACCTCTGCAGCTTCTGTTGATTTAGAAATTTTTCAATTAGTACCTGCTAAAGAAATAAATGGTTCTTTTGAACCTGATTATGATTATGCATTAAAAATAGATGAAAACTCATCTTTTAAATCTACAGAGGGTCCTATATTTTATATAAATAACCAAGTTGATTTTAGTTATTCAAGTTCATTTTCACCCACTAATGTAAGTATATATTCATATAATGACGTAAATCCTGAATATTATTTATTAAAAAAATCTACTCAAGCAATTTCAGGTGAAACAAAAACACAAACATTTACTGTAGGTTCAGCTGAACAATTTAAAACATTAACAATGTTTGATAGTAATATTATATCAATTGAATCAGTAGTTGATAGTGAAGGTAATAATTGGTCTGAAGTACCTTATTTAGCCCAAGATACTATTTTTGAAGAAATTGAAAATACGGGAGCAAATGACCCTGAATTAAATCAATATAATCAACAAACACCTTATCTTTTAAAATTAAAAAGAGCATCAAGACGATTTGTATCTAGATTCAAAGCTAATAATCAATTAGAAATACAATTTGGGGCAGGTACAAGTGATAAAGCAGATGAAGAAATTATTCCTAATCCAGATAATATTGGTTTAGGTATTAAAGATGGAAGATCATCATTAGATCAAGCTTATGACCCATCTAATTTTTTATATACTAAAGCATATGGACAAGTACCAGCAAACACTATACTAACAGTAACATACTTAGTTGGTGGTGGTTTAGGTGCTAATGTGAATTCAAACACAATTACTAAAGTTGAAACATTATTTTCAACTAATAAACCTAATCTACCACCCTCAATATTAAAATTTATTCAGTCTTCAGTAGTTTCTACTAATAAAGAAGCAGCTAAAGGTGGGGGAGCAGGAGATTCAGTTGAAGATATTAGATTAAATACTATGGCTAATTTTTCTGCCCAACAAAGAGCAGTAACAAAAGAAGATTATTTAATAAGAACTTTATCTTTACCTCCTAAATTAGGTAGAGTAGCCAAAGCCTATATTATACAAGATGATCAATCTTCACCTTTATCAACTGAACCGGGACGTATACCTAATCCATTAGCATTAAATTTATATACTTTAGGATATAATTCATCTAAACAATTAACAACTCTAAATAAAGCAACTAAAACCAATTTAGCTACTTATTTAGAACAATATAGAATGTTAACAGATGCAATTAATATTAAAGATGCGTTTGTAATTAATTTTGGTTTAGATTTTGAAATCACAGCTTTTAAAAGTTATAACAACCAAGAAGTTATACTTCAATGTATATCTGAATTAAAATCCCACTTTAATATAGATAGATGGCAAGTTAACCAACCGATTATTATATCCGAAATAACTAATTTAATTGCGGGTGTAAAAGGGGTACAAACAGTTGAAAAAGTAACATTAGAAAACAAAAATGGGGTATCTTTGGGATACTCACAATATAAATATGATTTTGATGGAGCTACAAGAAAGGGTGTAATTTACCCCTCACTAGATCCAAGTATTTTTGAATTAAAGTACCCAAACACAGATATTAAAGGACGCGTAACAACATACTAAAATGGCATACTACTCTATATTTCCTGAAAAAGATACAACTTTATATAGTCATCCTGATAGACTTGAAATGAACACAGGTAATGATGAAATCCTAGAATTAGTTCAAGAAAAAGGCTCTAATAATTCAATATATTACCCTTCAAGAGTATTAATTCAATTTAAAGACTCAGACATTAAAGAAGTATTTCAAACTAAAATTCTAAACAAAACAGGAAGCTACTCATCTAGTTTAGAATTATTTACATCTAAACATGATAATTTAGCATCCAACCATATTATAGAAGTATTCCCCCTATCCCAATCATGGAATGAGGGAACAGGTAGATATTCTAACTTACCTACATCTTCAAATGGAGGCACTTGGTTATATACTGATAATTCTACTAATAAAACTAATTGGATAACTTCCAATTTTACACCAAACACAACAGGGTCTATAGAAAGTGACCTTATAACTAAAGGAGGGGGTACATGGTATAATGATTCAGCCTTAAAAACCACCCAAACATTCACCCAATCCGATTCTTTAGATTTAAACCTAAATGTAACTAATATTACTACTAAATTTAGTTCAAGTTTATTATCCAATAATACTCCCCCAAATGGTATACCTAATAATGGTTTTATATTAAAAATACCCGATAATTTTGAAAATAATATATCTAGTAGTAAGGGTACATTAAAATATTTCTCAGTAAATACCCACACAATTTATCCTCCTAAATTAACATTTAAATGGGATGATAGTATACATAATTCACAATCATTGGCTAAATCTAGTGGCGAGTTGAATGCCTCCTTATAT